ACGGTCGCCTGATCGCCGACTACGCCCCAGGTACCCGTAAAGGTAATAGTTTGGCCGCTGCCCATGTCTTCGGTAGCAACGCGTAGCTTATTCGCGCTTAACGCTACACTGGCTACGTCGTCCAAGATCCCGCCATGAATGTTAGCGGCAGCTTTTACAGCGGCTATAATTGCAGCGGTACCGCCTGCGGCCATAAGTGCGGCTAGCGGGGTATTAGCTATAACATAGTCCATGCCGTTTACCGTGAATTTTACGGAAGTTCCGGCGTTAATTCCGTTTAAGTCGGCTGGGGTTACGTTTACGGCTCCGATAATCACAGCAGGGGCAGCTGCCCCGTCTGCATACTTCTCGTATTTTCCGGTTACGTCGTCTTTTACCAGGCATTGGCCTTCTAGTATAAGCTCACTTACAGCAAACTTACTGCCGTCTAAGGTAGCGCCGCCTGTAATGTAGGCGTAGTGTGCGCTGGCCTTAATCTCCCGCGCTCCGGTTACGCTAGTCGTTCGAAGTGTTACGTCGTTGTTATAAAAAGACATTTTTTGTTACCTCCCGTTTTAATTTTACTTTTTAGGGGCATACCCCATAAGTGCTAGGGCTTCGGCTTTCTTCTTCTCCAGATCGGTAGTTCCACCAGCTGGAGGAGTACCACCACCAGGCGGTTTACCTCCAAAGCCACCGCCAGCAGCGCCTGCCCCGGCACCTGCTGGGTCTTGAAACAGGTTAGGTTCCGCTTTGACTAGCCGCCCTATGGCTTTTTCGACGCTGCCCGGTATAAGTTCCCCGGTTAGGTCGTCGTATTCTACCTGGGCGCCGTAGTCTTCCTTAAGCGCTCGTACTACCTGGGCTGGGTTATGCGGGTTAAACTTGCCCGCTACACGAAGTACCGCGTTTTCCAGCGTTAGGCGTTTGGTATCTCCAGCTACTGCTTCGTACTTCGCGGCTGTTTTACGCAGTTCGATTATCTCCTGTTCGGTAGCTGTAGGCGGCTTCTGGTCGGTTCCAGCCTTTGCTAGTTCCGCTACCTTTGGCAGCAGCCCCTTATTATCGACGTCTACGGTTACCCCAGCGTCTTTAAGGGCTTTACGAACTAATCCCAGGGCCTTACGTGTTACCATACCGTCTACGTCTTCCTGTGTGTAGATTGCGGCGCCGTCCTTTGTCGGGTCGAAGTCCTTAGCCCCGTCTAAGTCTTCCTGGGTAATCGTTTTACTATCCAGTAGTTCCTGTAACGCCGCTAGGTAGGCTTCCTTCGTGAGTTTTCCAGCCTTGTACTGTGCTTGTAGTTGCTTTATGGTCATGTCCTAACCCCTTTCCCGGTTGTTTGATACCGGAAAACATAATTACGGGTTTACGTTACCCGCTAAACGTAAAAAGGGCTTCTACGATAGCCCTTAAACGCTCGTTTATAAGTACCCAGTCCGGCCCCCGTTCCTTCCTGGGGTTACTTAACTAAAGAATAGCGGCCACTTTCTTAAGCGTGTCCTTAGCTCGGTCACCAGAAAGCCATACTTCACCAGGTAACTTTAATTCTGGCCCGCCAATATTGATAATCTTTTTAGATTTCTTAGCGTCAGCATGTACCCCGGTTCCACCATTCCGGCAAAACATAGCGCAGCCCCCGTATTCATTAGCCACTATCAACGCTTCAGAATAGTCAGCGGGTGTGAAATAAACTACCACTACTTCGGGCATAAATTCTGCCTCCTTTTTGTACGCTACCCCCAAATGTTCATAGATACCGTTAGCATATGCTTCGGCCAATGCTTGCCTAAACGTGGGACTCCCCAAAAGGGCGGCATTAGCCTGATTACTTATAAACCCATTTTCGAATAACACGGCTGGGGCATCGGTTACGCTGGGCCAACCTGGAACGCCACCCGCGCCCCGTAAAATCATAAACTTAGCGGTTTCTATGCCATGACTAGGCCAGCCAGACACAGCTTCCAACTTCGGTAGTATCTTACTAGCCGCCTTTTCAGCATTACCGCCTTTCGCCCATATGTGAGCGCTTAACCAATTAGCCGATAGGTTTACGTCCGACGAATTTACATGTACAGATACTAATAAATTAGCTTTAGCCGCGTTAGAAATGGCGCCTCTAGCTCTGATGTCTTCGGTAGGTACGAAGTTACGCCCCGGCAATAGGTCTATGTCTGTACGCCGCGTTAAAACTGGCGTAATACCCCCGCGCTGTAGTATCAAGGATTCGATTCTTAATACTACATCTAAGGTAATGGTTTTTTCCTGTAGGCCATTTCCGCAGGCTCCAGGGTCACGCCCTCCGTGGCCCGCGTCTAAACACGCTATAGGTAACATGTCGTTTCCCCTTTCTTTAGCATATCGCCCCGTCTGGTACGTCGTCTGCTTCGGGTATGTCGCCAGATATTTCTAGCACTTCGTCGAATACCTCCAGCATTACGAAGAGGGCCGCCAGGGGTTCTTCTAGGTAATCCTTATCGAAGTACGTACCGATAGGGCCTACAGGCTGTCCTTTTAGTACGCGGGCTTCGCTTTCGATAAGTTCTACGGCTACTGGGTTACCCGTAAGCTTATGCTTAAGCAGCGGAAGTTTACTGTAGGTCACGCTTACCGTATATTTTCCTATCTTTCCGGTTACGCTGTACATCATATCGCACTCACCAGCCCTAGTATAAAGTCGTAAAAGTCCTGGTCTTTTGCCAGGTCGTAGCTGCCAGTATAAAGGCTTTCTAAGCCCATACTTAGTAGTTCGTGGTAGTCGTCGCGGTACTCTTTGCCCATGTACTTACTAAGAAATTCGTCAAAGCGCGAAGTTTCCGAAGTCTTGTACCCAGGCCCCAGCCATTGTAAGGACTCCCCAGCTGTACGTCGTCGGTAGAATTCCCGTTCTAGCTTAAAGATACCCGGTACTACGTCCTCGAACCTATGACCAAATTCGTGGAAGGCTACCCTACGTAGGCTACTGGCACCCTGCCCGCTTAGGCTTATTATGGCTGTATCCTTACCCCACGCCCCCAAGTAGTACCCGCGTTTACTGTTCTTAGTTAGTATTTCACTGGTGCCGGATTTCTCCAGCCAGGCCGTGGGTAAATACTCCCGTACTTCTTCTAGGATTGCTTTTACTTCTTTACGGCTTCCTTTCACCCAAGGTTGCACAATCTTACCGCCGTTAGTACCTATCGGTCGTAGCTGCTTAAGCACGTTACGTACTAATTCCCGCCTACTATCTCCGTTATCTCTAGCGTTAAGGGCGGCTATATATTTTTCGTCTACGGCGTTCCGTAGTTTGCTTATATGCTCGTATGGCTTATCGTCTTTCACCAGCTCGAACATTTCGTCTGCCAGTTCTTCACGGCGTTTTCCCAGCTCGGCTATTTCTTTTTCCAGGGCTAGTAGCTTTTCCGCTGCTTCTTTTTCTAATTGCTCCCGTACCTGGGCGCCTAACGCTCGTACTTCGGCTTCCGTACTAGGCCCGCCTATCGGTATGCTCTCTTTAAAATTGTCTACCCAGGTTTTTTCTATAGCTGGTTCGTATAATTTGGCTATGGCGGCTGCCCGCGCTGCCAGTACTCCGGGTAACACACCTACCGCAGCCCCGAACGCACTAAGGTCTTCGCCCGGTCTTAGGTATCTCTTAGGGTTTTCGTTAGCTAGTCGCTCGTTTAAGTCCGGTAGGCCGCGTTCCTTCGCGTATTCCTCATAAGTACGGGCTTTCGTGTAAATCCGTTCTCCGAACTTCTCCGTACTATCTCCGGCGCCCCGTGCTATGCGCTCCCTGGTACTTACGCCCAGGTAGTTAACATACGGCGTCCAGCTGCAGCGACAATTAGGGTGATTCGGGATACGTTCGCCAGCCCTGGCCGGGTTTTCCGGCGTATCGTAATCTAGCGGGTATATCTTGCCGTCGTTCTTCGCATCTTTGGCGGCTGTGCGACTGTCTAGCGTAGCGTTCCAGCGTTTACCATCTAGTACATCGGCGTTCTGCATGTAAAGGTTATTAGCGCCCTGGGCTGCTGCCCTGTTTAATTCGGTACGGGCCAGCCTTACCGAATTGTAGTACCCTTCCTGGGCCGTAGCCTGTATCGTTCGGGCCGTTTGGTTCCAGCCCCAGCCTTCTACAGCTGCCTTACCTACTGCTTGGTACATTTTCGAAGCTAAGTACGTCGTACTGCTTCGTATCCGTTCGCTGTAGGTGGCGCCGTCCGGTAGCCAGGGATTTGCTAAGACGCCCAGTACCTGGTTTTCTGTAACCAAAGGTACGATAGTCTGTATTTCTAGGGCCTGCTCTAAGGCGAAGGCCTGGTAGTAGTAGCTGTTCGTGTACTGGTACGCCAGGTTATTACCTAGCTTAGTGTTTAACGGGTCTACAATACCGCCCAGTACGCGGGATATTTCGCCTTTTAATTGCTCCAGACGGCTTATTCCGTACTGCATGGTCTTAAGTTTGTCTTCGCTTAGCTTGCCCTGTCCGTCGGAATACAGCCTAAAGAGGTCTTTTATTTGGGCGGCCAGTCGCTTTTCGGCCCGCTGCCATACCGGGGCCAGCTCCTTAGCGTATTTTACGTGCCTGGCGTCCAGTATTGCCCGGTAACGCTCCGTATATCCTTCCAGGTCTTTCTGCATGCGGGCGGCTACTGCTGCGTCTAGCTCCGGGTCAGATCCCGGCGTAAACTTAGCCATAAACTAGCCCCCTTATGCGCCGCTTCCAGCGCCTGTATTGCCGAATTCCCCACCAAATCCCAAGGAAGCTGCAGCAGCCGCCGCATTAGCTACCGCCATATCCGCGTTCTGCTTCTTCATTTCGGCCAACGCTGTTACCGGGTCGTCAATAAACCATAGTAATTCGTAAAGGTAAACGTCCGGTACTTTTCCGGCTAGCTGGCTTACTATTTGGGCTATTTCCAGGTAGTTCTGCGGTAGATTCCGGTTAATCGTGTACGCTACCCATTCGGGATTATAAAGCACTACTGATTTCGGCGGCACTACTTCCCCGGTTAGTACGGCGTACGTGTCTTCTACCCCGGCTTCCATTAGCCGCTTAGCGTTAAGCATGTCCGTTAGTACGGCGATATGTTGCCGGATAGCGTTAGTAAAATACAGTTCCTTTTTCCCGGCCCGAATATCTAGCGCCGAATATTTTACCTTAATTTCGGTAGCTGTAGCGCCGCTTAAATCCCCCAGCTTTGGGATTTGGCCCATGTCGTGAATTGTATCCCGTACCCGGTCTAAATGATGTTCTACGCTGGCGTCGTCCTGGGTCTGTGCTATGAATTCGGCAGTAGATTCCTTAGCCTTTAGCACTATGGCCCGCGCTTTCCTCATTTTTATTACTTCGCCTTCGTCTGTATCGACGCCAGAAAGCAATAAAAACTGATCTAGCAGGTAATCTACCGTATTCGCTTTATCAGACATTACGGCGGCGTAGTTCTCCAGCAGGGATAAGATACCGTTACCCAGGTCGCTAGTTCCGTTAAGCTTAAGCCGTGTTTCGTAGGTCGCTGCCGTGCCATTCGTAAAGATAGCTACCGGAATACGCCCCGCCCTATGCTCTATCGGGTTACCTGTAGATACTTCGCTTTCGTCTAGCTCGTAGTTTTCCCCGGATTCGTCGGCCAGATAAAAGGTTACGTATCGTTCGTCGTAAACCTCTACCCGTTCGCGCTGCTCCAGTTCCCCGCCACTGTTTACTACGTCAATCATGTACTTTCGTAATACCAGCTGTAGACGCTTCCTGTCGTCGTAGACTGGTATAACTTCCTGTATGGGGAATTCGTCGTAGTCAATCTTCCCCTTTTCATCCACCCAGGATATTACCGGGCTGTAACCGCCTATACTACCCTGCCTAAGCTGTTCTGACAGTATACGCTGGGCTTCTTCTCCCCTAAGCAGCTTAAGGATGTCTTTACGGTACGCGTCTAGTACCGCTTTATCGGCTAGCTTTTCCTGGTCTTCTACCGTCCATATGATCGGCTTACCCGTTAAGTAGTCTACGACGGTATCTATGACTAGCTGCGCGTAGTTTACCTGTAACTTATGATTTGTATCGTCGCCCCTAGCCTTATCCCGCAAGTCGATACTCTCCAGATACCCGTCGTAAGCCTGCTGGAAGGCTACTACCTTGGCTTCTTCCAGCCAGCTTCCGTGTTTATCCAGTATGTCTTTTAGCCACTTGCCATTAGTAGCGCCCCAGGTAGCGGCGTTTACCGGGCCTACGGCCTGCGCTAGTGATTCCGGTACGATATTCGTTACGGCCAATTTATCCGGCCCCCTTTCGTATAAATTTCTAAACGCCTGGGTAAGCTTACATTACGCTGCTTCGGTCGAAGGCGCTAGCTCTCCTGGCGCCTGGGTTCTTGATAAAGTAGGCCGCCCGGATTAGCAGGAAGGCTACCGTAGCTAGGTCGTCATGCGGTACGTGCCCCACTTTACGCGGTTTAGCCGTACCGGGTACGTACCAGTTAATACTTTGCTGCCGTTTAGCTATCCGTAGCAGGTTTTCCAGCTGCCAGCGCATTTCCTCCCATAGTTCGGCCTGCTGCGGGTCGCCTTCCGGTCGCCGTGGTACTTTAAACTTATCAGCGGCTACGTAGTTGTAAGCCAGGTAGCCCAGCTTACTCTTATTTTCGTCGCCCTGGGCTTTAAACTTGTAGGCTTCTATTTCCAGGTTCGGCAGCTTTTCAATTAGGTAGTAGGCCAGCGGTTCGCCTATGCCCGTAGCGTCGGATACGCCGCCGATACAGCCCCAGTGTTTAATAATTGCTAGTATCTGTTCGCGCTGCTGGCTATGCGCTTTCCCTACCCACTGGTACAGACAAACGGGTACTACCGTCCCGTCTAGCAGTAGTTCCGCTATGCCCAGGTTAGTAGCGTCGCGCTTATGTACCCCTATGTCTACGTCGTCCACCGTGGTAGGGTGTTCTTCCTGCCCGGCTACGTCTACAGAAAACACGTAAATCTTATTCAGCTCCGGCCCTAACCTGGCCCGGAAGGTGTTAGCATAAATTCGGGCTATTTGCTCCGCATCGAAGAAACGGCCCTTACTGTCTACGAAGTTAAGCAGGTACTGGGTCTGGATAGCGATATGGTTTATACCCAGCCGCGCTACCTGCATTTCGAAGGCCTTCCGGTAGTTATCGTTCCCGGAAGCAATTACCCGGTAGGCGTCAATCTTAAAGACTAGCTTAGGCCTGTAGCCTAGTTCCTTGCCCAGGCGCCCTTCCATTTCGTACGCCTGCTGTAGGGCCTGGTAAATATGGCTTTCCTTCGTCCAGGCTACGCCGTAAAAGGCGGTAGTAGCATTCGCGAAAGCCGTCATAGGCTGCGCGTCCCGTTCCCATTTGTCCGTATCAATGTCCTGGGCTTCGTCACCCTCCAGCAGGGTAAAGGCCGTCTGGCTGGCTACGTTAGCCGTCGGGTTAATCGACAAGAACGCCCATTTATTCGTATCACGGGGCGTTCCCATATGGTACTTATAGCCGTCCGACTTCTTGAATAGACCTTTAGTAAGCACGCTACCAGCCAGGCCACCACTATCCGGCGTGTCTGCCCCTTCTAGCCTATCCATACTGGCTTGTACCTGCGGCTTATGCACTGGGGCGAATTTAAGGCCCGATACAGGTACCCCGAAATACCAGCCATAAAGTAAAAGGTACTGCTGGATAAAGGCGCTTATCTCATTCTTACCAGCCTGCCGCGAAATCATAATTACGAAATACCAGCCCAGCTTATTTAAGCAGCTGTAAAGTACGGCGTCTGCTACCTCTATTTGATAGTCGAAGGGGTCATTACGCCGCATTAAACGCCAGGCTTCCCGTATGTTTTCCGGCTTAAATAGCGCTTCGAAGTCGTCTATTACGTTGTACGGTACGCCCTGCTGCGCGGCCCTTACTGTCTTTGGTACCGCTGTAATGATAGGCGCCCCGCTTACCGGGTCTGTATCCTCCAGGTAGTCGAATTCGTATTTAAGGGCGCTGGTTCCGTCTACCGCCATACGAACGCTTCCCCCTCCGGTACGCTTAAAGATTCTTGACAGTAAGCCAGGCGTACCAGGTTACACGTTTCGCAGCGTCTACAGGTACACAATACGCCGTATTTACTCGACTTCTGGCAGCCAGCACACGCGCAGCCCCGGCAGTTATCTTCTGGTCTAACCATCGTTACCGCCTTCCTTCCTGGCTTGTGCTTGTCTAGTACCCCAGGCTACGGATACCTTACCAAACGACGCGGCCCGTAGCTCCTGGTTAATCTTGTCGATAATATCAGTACCGCCGCCCCCGTTAAGTCTGTCGTGCTTCTCTACCATGCGGGCCAGTGTGTTAAGCGCCCGGTCTAGGGCGTTATCCTCAATAGTCCCGGCATGGTAATAGCTGCGGGCGCCATATTCCCCGAAGTTAAAGTAAACCTTAGTAGCCTTTTCCGCTTCGGCTTCTCCTTTAGCGGTCAGGACTTCTTCGTACTTAGTTCGCCAGCCAGCCAGGTAATTTAGTATCTTAGCCTTAAGTATGGCTATTTCCAGCTCTAAGTCGGCTACTTTTCGTTCGCCGCTGTTAAGGCTTTCGAATATCTCCCGTTCGGCGGGGCTTAGAACGTTAGCGTAAAGGCCGTGTAGCCTAGTGTTCTGGCTAACCTTCGCCTTACCTTCCGGCGTCTTAGGCCCGGTACTACTGCCGCCGTGATATTTGCAGCGTCCCCAGCCTACGTGTTCCGTACCGAAGCCCGCCGGGTGTACGCAGGGTTTACCACTCTGTCGCCCTTTGGCCCCACAAACTAAGCCAGGATTCTTACGGCCCACGCGTATAAAGTTCATGGCGTCAGCTTTCGGATTAAATAACTTTTTAAGTTCCATATCGTAAGGGTTATAGTCTTCCGGCAGCGTGGGCCGAATATCTTTAGAACTTACTGCCATTAGCTTTCCCCCTTTCTGTAAATCTATACTTCATGCCTTCCTCATAATCTTTGTTTCGCATAAAAAGGGGCGAAGCCTGGTAAAAGGCCCGCCCCGGAAATTTTTTCCGTTTTTGTACACAAAAACTTAGTCTACCGTGATTTTACCATAAGTTCCCTAAACATGTCAATGAATACTATCGTACAGCTCCGAATAGTTAAGCGCCAACCCGTTCACGCGCCTATAAATATTGTCTACGGCAATATCACAGCGCCTGTAATACTCCGACTTCCCGTACCCCAGGATTCCCAACGCCTTACGAAGTTTCACCTTCGGGCCTGTCCACCGGAAGAAGACTACCCGCCGCAAATCCCTAGGCAGCTTTCCTATAGCATCATCCAGCATGATTTTATTTATCTTACCGCCAGTCATGCCGTCGAACGCCTTAGCCCCACTGTTCGCGGGCAGCGCGTCGGGCAACCTGTCGCCAGCCTTCACGGATTCCCAGTTCTCCAGCCATTCCCTTATAGCTGCCTTTGGTACGGTTCCGCGTACGTCTACCAGTTTTTACCACCCCGCAATTTTAAAAATTAACCCTAATAGTATAAATACTATTACTGTATACATATATAACTATAATAATAACTAAATATAATTAATAATATAATATTTATATATAATATATAGAGTATCTTTTTTCTTAGGGGGGTTACTTTCCTTTTCCCTACTAGCTGGGAAAGATTTTTACTTTTATACCCCCTCCAAAATTTTTACGATTTATATATTTTTTACATCGTGACCACTTCCCCGTATTACGTCATATTCGGCCGTATTTAACCGTTTTAGCCACCTGTAGTTCCCTAGTGTTTGCCCTCCCTCTAGCTACGTCTTACGCCGCCTAACGAAGTTTTACGTCTTTCGATTTACTTAAGGGTATTCGGAAAATAGTGTTGAAATATATTTGTTGCACACATTTTGTCCTCCTTAATAAATCGGATAACTGTGTTGAAATGTTGGTTTTCATGGTAGAATGGAGATTACTTGAAGAGCATTTCATGAGGATAATGAGTAAGTATGATTGATTGAAGCTGAGCCATGTATTCCCTTAGTTTTTCAAAGGTTGTCCAATTGTTTTTTCTTACTTCTGGGTCTTTATATTTCTCTGATTCCGCAATCAACATCATTTGGTGTTGTTGTATTTTTTTATGTGTCTTAGTGGTCATGTCTTTAGGTTTTTCGGTTAGGTCGAAGAAACCTGGAGTTGGTTTATAAGTCAATATCTTCATCCCTCCAAAACGATTCGTCTATCCTTATCCACTTGTTTCCGTCCCAATTAAAGCTACTGCCACTATCCTTTGTGAGAATCCATTGAAGCGACCACGAATTTAAATACCCCCATGTTGAGACTTTGATAGTGTCATGCTTACCATCAAACATTTCCAAGACAGCTTTTATCGATTTCTTTTTACCCTTTGAAGAAGTGGTTTTTAGGATACTAGAGAACGGTAAGGGTATGTTTTGAGGTATACAGTCTCTCAATGCCCTAGCAACTATCTGAGCATCCTCATAAACGGCTTTAGAACCGATTTTAGTGCCATATAGACAGGTTAAACTTGGATGACTATACACTTTTGCTTATCCTCCTTTTTGAGATTTTAAGAACTCCTGAAGTTCTTTAGATTGAAACAGGACGGATGAACTACATTTTGGACAGTCATACCATGTACCACAGAATTTTTGTTCGTAAGTCTGACCTAGTTGTTGTCTTAGAATCATCTCCCCATGTGAAGCACTAGTTGGACATATTGGTAAACACATGGGTAATAAATATCCATTCATTTAACACCTCTCTCCGTTTTCAACCAAATAAACACATTCGTATTCAAAATCTTCAATTATTGTTCATATTCTTCGATTCTCATTCAGATAGTCACGATTACTCAGAATAGGTCATGCAACACCTCCCAGAAAGGATTTGATTTATGGACATTCTAGGATTAAAGAGTTTAAACACTACCGAATCTAATGAACTTGATACCGTCTTTCGTATTCAGGCTGAAATGAAGGATGCACCTATCTGTTGCCAGAAATGCGGTAGCGTAAGGCAACACAACCTCTCTAAGTACGGTAAAAAGACTCAATCCTATATGGACATCCCTATAAGGGGTAAGCGTGTCTGTGTCTTTGTTGACCGTCAAAGGTATATCTGTCGTGATTGCGGTTCTACCTTTCGTGAAGAACTTCCTGATATGGATGATAGTCATATGGCAACCAAACGCCTTGTAACGTACATTCAGCAACAGTCATTGCTTAAAACTTTCACTAGTCTTGCAGAGGATATTGGACTTCATGAGAAGACTATCCGTAACATCTTCCACGCCTACGCAGGAGGGCTAAATAAGGCTTATAAGCCAGTTATCCCTAACTGGATAGGTATTGATGAAATCCATATAATCAAAGCCCCTAGATGCGTTATTACGAACATCGTGAACAATTCTTTGATTGACATGTTACCTGGAAGAACTAAGGCAGAAGTCTACGCTTGGTTCTTAAAACTCCCTAAGAGAAGACATGTAGAGTACGTCACAATGGATATGTGGCGACCCTATAAGATTGTCTGTAACGAACTGTTACCTCATGCCAAGGTTATAGTTGATAAGTTCCACATCGTCAGGCTTGCTAATTACGCTCTGGATACCATCAGAAAGGAGACAAGAGCCAATCTGACAGGCAGGACTAGGACAACCTTGCTACATGACCGTTTTATCCTTCTAAGGCGTAAGCACACCCTTTCTGCAAGAGAGAATGAGATATTAGACTCTTGGGTTGACCACTACCCTTCCCTGTACAACGCTTACTGCCTTAAAGAACTGTTCTATACTATCTTTGAGTCAGGTGATAAGAAGATTGCTATTGAACAGTTTCAGCAATGGAAATCGTTAATCACAGAGGATATTGCACACTCATTCAATCCATTAGCTAAGACCTTTGAGAACTGGCAAGAAGAGATAACCAACTACTTTGACATGCCCCTTACGAACGCTTATACAGAGTCATTTAATAACCTAATCAGAACTACAAATCGTATGGGTAGAGGATATTCTTTCGAGGTGTTGAGAGTTAAAATGTTGTTCGGTAAGAAGAAGAAAATTACTCAGTCTGTTAAGCCACCAAAGGGAATTGATAAGAGTTTGAGTCTAATCGAACTACCCATTGGAATGATTCCTGAGTTCTATGTTCAATCCAAGGGAAGAGTTTCTCGTTTACACAAAGCTGACTGATTTCAACACACTTTTCCGATTACCCCATCTTTTCTAATCTCCGGGCATGTTTTACACTTTCCCGCATACATACGGCGTCGTCCGGTTTAATGCCTGGATTAGGAACGCCGCAATAGGCGCCCCCTACCTCGTATTTACATTCCCCAGCCGTATAGCACATAGGCTATTCCTCCGCTATACCGCTACGGCTATGCCCGTACCAGGCTTTCGCGGTCTTTTCTTTGGCTACGTACGGCGTATTATGCAATTCCTCGGTAACCCAGTCGGCGGCATATTCGACGGCCTGCTCCCAGGTTATGACGCCCGGCGGTATTAGTATGACGTGCGGCTCCGTTCTGTCCTTTAGGTAATTGAACATAAGGTTACGTAAGTTTTCTAGTCCCAGGGCGTCAAGGGCTGGCCTGTCGTTTACCGATATAGGCACATATACGCATTCCTGCGGCGACCCTTGGTTGGTAGGATTCAGGTAGTTGTACGCCAGGCCCTTTATTACTACGGTTTGACTGGCGAAGTTCGAAGTCATAACAAACGAATGTGGGCCTTCTTCCCAGCCTTCCGGGGATGCGTCCTCTACAGCTGGGGCCTGGGGTACCGCTCCCAATAGGACGACATGCTTTACAGCTGTAGGGCCGCCGTTAATGAAAATAAGCTGCCCTTCGCGTGCGTCGGCCCCCTGGAATACGGTCTTACCGTCTGCTACGGCGGTTAGAACATTCTCTACAGTTTGCCCGGCTAGCTGCCCAGGCGTTAGGTTTTCGGGTACGTTCGGTATGGTAATAATAAAGCGTTCGTATTCGGTTTGTACCTCTACTTTAATGTCCATGGGCCTTACTTCCCTTCCTTCGTGAATATTACGACGCCTTCCTTTTCCGTCGTGTAATAGGCTACCTTAAGGTTATCCAGCCAGTCTTTAAAGTCCTGGGCGTCGTCTTCCTGCACGGTTACCTTACCCCTACGTCGGAAGCTACGAACATAGGCGTTATGCTGTTCTGCGTCCAATTTACCGCCCCCTTACGTGGGCTATAACTGGCGCTACGGCGGTTAGGTACGCTTCGAAGGTTACGCCGTAGTCCTCATGTAATCTCGATTCTAGGAATAGGTTAGCCAGGCGGTCTACGTCCTGTTCGCTAAGGTTTTCTGGCTTCTCCAATACGCTAAACCTCCCTTACTGGCTTACTTATTAACTTAAATTTCCCCATGTCATACAGCGCTAAGCGGGTACTGTCGGTATCCCAATCCGGATTAACAAAGAACGTAATACCGCCCGTAGTAGCGCAGGCTTCGGCTACTACGTCCCAGGCTTCCTGTAGGCTGGGCTTAGCCGGGGCGTTTAGTGCGGCGGCTTTCTTGCGCTTGTTTCGTTGTCTTTGGTTCATGTTGTCCCCTCCTTGTACCAGTTGTAGTTAGGGCACGCGTATACTGTACACGTTTTACACTCCGGGCCTGGGTTCTTCCCGCATAAGGTTACTGGGTTTACTCCCGTATCATACTGTCCGTCGGCCTTCCCCGTTAATGAGCTGTAGGGGCTTAAGCATATGGGCGGGTGCGTAGGCGCCATACAGATAAAGTAAATGTTACCTGTGCGCTTTACTTCCTCCAGTTCTTCGGGGCTTAGCTGCCAGCAGCTTTCTACTCCTTTCTGTCCGTCGCCGTAGGTTATCAGTGTTACGGGTAAGTCCATTACGTCGCTTCCCTTTGGCCCCTTTAGTACCAGGTTAGACGTGTCCGTTAATATCGGTTTCAATTTACTGCCCCCATTCTAATACGGTTACGTTCCGGTATTGGCGGCCCCACTCTAAGGCCGCCTGTAGGTCTGGTATAAATAAGTCGATATGTTTACCTATGATCTTACCGCCTTTTTCCCGTTTTTCGCTCCTGTCCTCTACGACGTAGTAACCCGGCAGACCTTCTATGGCTACCTTAGTACCAGGCGGTAGTACGTTCCAGTCGGCGCTTATCGTGCGGCCTTCTACCGCCGTAGTTCCCGTAGCGGTTACGCCGTAAGCTTCGTCGCCGGGGCTTTTTCCGGTCGATTCTTTACCCGCCGTATACGCCGTAATTAGAAAGCTACCCAGGCTACGGCGGTCAGTATCAGCGCCCCGGCTAACGCTCCTATGGCTATCCGTAGACGCCGTACGTACTTCTGCAGGCTGGCTACTTGCTCCGTTAAGCTGTCCTTCCAGGTCGTTAACGATAGGCTTACTTCTTTTTCCGCGTGCCAGGCCTTCTTGTAGCGCTCTAGTGAAAATTCGGCTACCCGTAAGTCCTCCGTCTTTGCCGCTAGTTCGTTCTGCAGCTCCTGCAAGTGACTTAACCGGGCCGCTTTGTACCCTTCCGTAGCTTTCCCCATTGTCACTACCTCCCGCTTTTTCTGCTTGCGTTTGGCCCCCTTCTCCCGCTCTAGTTGTCTGTCCTTCTGTCTGCGAAGGTAGCCCTTTCGTACTTGTCCACGCGACATACGAAGGCCCCCCTATGGCTAGCAGGGTAACGGCTAGTATAATTAAAGCCGGGCCTGCTAGCGTTTTTCTACTCACTCGATACCCCCATGTACTTAAAGATAATGGAAACTAGCTCGTATTCTGATCGGTCTATTAGGCCTACGTTCGTTAGATACAGTAGCCATTCCCTAGCGCTGTAACGGGCGGCCATGCTGTAGAAAGTCCGTTCGTGTAGCTGTGGCAGCGGGTCTAAGTTCAGCTGGTGGTACTCCTTGTAAATAAAGTACAGCACGGTATAGCCGAAAAGGTCTAGTACTGAGTCTTTCACGCCCTCCCCTTTTACTGCCAGGCTGCCCGTTTCTGCCCAGGTACGAATACGGTCTAGCTTCTTCTTGACCTCCCATTTCCATATCGTAACCGGGTCAAAGTCCACGTTTA